GGGGGGGTGGGTAAATCTCTACAGCCCTCGCCAGCGGACACCGCACACTCAATTCAATTTTTTTACGTGAGAAATAACGAAGATTTTTCCGGAGTGATCGAATGGGAAATGAAGCGCCCGTTCGGGCATCGGGCGGAGGTCGAAAGAGGAAAACGTCACTTCAACACAAAAGCTCAATATCGCGCATCGCGCCACCTGCCGAGCTGATCGATGAAACGGCAGTCAGCCTTTGGAAGAGTCAAAGCAAAGTCTTGATTGAGCGCGGCACCTTCGAGCCCGAAGACGCACCGCTGCTCCTGGCCTACTGCAATAGCTTCGCTTACATGATTAAAGCGGATCTCAAAATAACCGATTGGGCTGCTGACGATGGCGGCATGGTGGTAATGACTGGCGACGGCAGCATTAAGAAGTCTCCTTATGTCGCTGCCCGTAACGACTATGTAGCGCAGTTATCGCGCCTCGGCTCATTGCTCGGCCTGGATCCACTGACGCGCCTACGCATGATGGGCGCCGGTGGTGAAGGCTCGGGCGAAGAGGGTAACGAATTCGACGAGTTCTGATATATGGCCGCATACCCCAACGTCAACGCGGCGCAGAAGTACGCGCGAGACGTGGTGGGCGGCAAGATCCCCGCATGCCTTTACGTTCAGCAGGCCTGCGCTAGACACCTCAACGACTCAAAGGCCAGCAAGGCCAAGAGCTACCCGTTCAGATTTGACCGTGACCTAGCCGAGCGTGCGTGCCGCTTCATCCAGAAGATGCCCCACACCAAAGGCAAGTGGGCGAGGGGCAAGCAGCGCATCACGCTAGAACCCTGGCAGCTGTTCCTGTTCTCGATGATTTACGGCTGGGTTCGCAAGGGCGATAAGACCCGCCGATTCCGCGAAGCCTACATCGAGGTGCCGCGCAAGAACGGCAAGTCGATCATCGCTGCTGGCGCAGGCATCTACGCCTTCTGTGCAGATAACGAATACGGCGCAGAGGTCTACTGTGGTGCGACGAGTGAGAAACAAGCCTGGGAAGTCTTTAAGCCAGCGCTTGAGATGGCCAAGAAGCTGCCCGCCCTGCGTAAACGCTTCGGCATGGTGGTGTGGGCTAAGAAGATCGAGCGCACGGACGGCAGTAAGTTCGAGCCAGTTATCGGTGACCCTGGCGATGGCTCCAGTCCTTCGATGGCCATCATCGACGAGTACCACGAACACCCTGATTCACGGCTATACGACACGATGATAACGGGCATGGGTGCCCGCGATCAGCCGCTAGTGCTCGTGATTACCACCGCAGGTTTTGACATTGCTGGCCCCTGCTACGGAATGCGGGAACGCAGTATTGAAATGCTCGAAGGGATCCACGCAGACGACGAGCTATTTGCCATCGTCTACACCATCGACAAAGACGACGACTGGACAACCAAAGACGCGCTGATTAAAGCCAACCCCAATGCGGGCATTTCCGTTGGCCTCGATTACCTAGTGGCACGCCAGCAGGCCGCTATCAAGCGCGCCCGCATCGCCAACAGCTTTAAGACGAAGCACCTCAACCTATGGGTTTCCTCGAAAGAGGGCTTCTTCAATATGCAGAGCTGGGCAGCGTGTGAAGACACCGCGCTAACGGTTGACCAGTTCATGGGCATCGATTGCTACTACGGATTTGACCTGGCGCGAAAGCTCGACCTTACGGGCATGGTGCGCGTTTTCGTCAAGCAGATTGACGGCCAAAACCACTACTACTGCATCAGCCCAACGTTCTGGGTGCCCGAAGACACCGTTCATAACGACGAAGACCGCCGCACTGCCGAGCGTTATCAAGCCTGGGTGAACGGCCAATGGCTCGAAGCCACGGACGGCGCAGAGATCGACTACCGAGAAGTGCTGGCGCACGCCACCGAAGCGAACGAAGAAGCGCCCGCTCAAGAATCAGGCATTGACCCACACGGCGCCGCTAACCTCTCGCACCAGTTAGATGATGCGGGTATGAACCCGGTGACGATCGCCCAGAGTTACACCCACATGTCAGACCCGATGAAAGAACTGGAAGCCGCGATTATAACGGGCCGCTTCCATCACGATGGCCACCCGATCCTGACGTGGTGTGTGGGCAACGTGGTTGGTAAATTTTTGCCCGGTAATGATGACGTGGTTCGCCCCATCAAGCAGGGCAACGCAAACAAGATCGATGGCGCGGTAGCGCTAATCATAGCCATTGGCCGCGCGATGAACGCCGCCCAATCCGGTGGCAGTGTTCTCGACTCCCTTTCCGACGACGACATTCTGGTGATGTGAATGCGCCAATTTTTACTAGACACCCTGGGCCTTGCTGGCTTTGGGGCGCTCAACTACGGCCTATATTTGCGGTTTGGCCTCGCTGACGCCCTGATCTATGGAGGCTCGCTGCTGTTATTGCTGGCGCTGCTGGCCGCCCGCGCGGCAAAGCGCAGCGCTGGGGATAAGGAGCGTGGCGCATGATCCTAGATAGCCTGTTCTCATCGCCCAGTCAGCGCAGTATCGAAGACCCCAGCACCCCGCTAACCGGGCAAAATCTCGCTGAATACTTCAGTGGGGATATGTCGATCTCGGTTAACAACATATCGGCCATGCAGTTGGCAGTGGTCTACGCCTGTATCTATGTGCTGAGCAGTTCTATTGCCCAGCTACCGCTAGGCGTCATGCGTAAGCAGGGTGGCAAGATCGAAGCCGCCAAGGATCACCCCGCCTACTGGCTGCTGCACGACGAGCCCAATATGTGGCAGACCAGCTACAAGTGGCGCGAAACCAAGCAGGCGCACGTACTTGGCTGGGGCAATGGCTACACGCACATCATTCGCGCTAACAGTGGCGAGCTGCGCGAGTTGATTAGCCGCTACCCGTGGGAAACTGACCTGGTTAAGAACGGTAGCCGGTGGATCTACACCAACTACGACGAAGAAGGCAGCCGCGCTATCCAGATCGAGGACATGATTCACGTTCGCGCTCTGGGAACGTCGTTCCGGAAGGGTAAGAGCCTGATACGCCAGCACGCCGAAACCATCGGCCTTGGCCTAGCGGCACAGCGTTACGGCAAGGAGTTTTTCGAAGGCGGCGGCCGCCCAACGGGGCTAGTCAGCGTTAAGAGTCAGCTACAAAAGGATAGCTGGGAGCGCCTCAAGAAAGCCTGGGAGTCATCAGTTCAGAAGCTGCGCAGTAGCGATAACAAAACGCTGATGCTGCCTGCAGACCTCGACTACAAGTCAATCACAGTACCGCCCGAAGACGCTCAGTTCCTCGAAACCCGCAAGTTCAACCGCTCGGAAATCGCCGGCATCTTCAACGTGCCCGCGCACATGATCAACGACCTGGAAAAAGCCACGTTTAGCAATATCAGCGAGCAGGCCATTCAGTTCGTGCGGCACACCATCATGCCCTGGGTGAAGAACTGGGAAGAAGAGATTAACCGCCGCGTATTCACGCGCTCAGAGCGGGCCGCTGGCTACTACGCCAAGTTCAGCCTGGCTGGGCTACTGCGCGGCACACCCACCGAGCGAGCCGAGTTCTACAACCGCGGCATCACCGACGGCTGGATGGACCGTAACGAAGTGCGCGCCCTAGAGGACATGAACCCGCGTGATGGCCTCAGCGAAATGCTAATGAGCGTCAACGCCCAGCCGCTGAGTCAGCTTGGCCAACCAAACGAAGAGGAACCCACCTCATGAGCGAGACCGAAAAGCGCGCGCTGGCCTGTGAGGTGCGCGCGGAAATCGAAGAAGGGCAGCCCGCCCGCATCATCGGCCACGGCGCGGTATTCAATAAGCGCTCCGAAATGATCATGGGCATGTTCAAAGAAGAGATCGCCCCCGGCGCGTTCGATGACGTGCTCGGTGATGACGTGCGAGCGCTGTTCAACCACGACGCCAACTTTGTGTTGGGCCGCACCCGTAGCAGCACGCTGGCGCTATCGATTGACGCCGAAGGCCTGCGCTACGAAATCACCCCACCGGATACCCAAACCGTGCGTGACTTGGTGCTAGCGCCGCTTAGCCGTGGCGACATTACCGGAAGCTCCTTTGCGTTTCGCGTTGCCAACGATGGCGACGAATGGCGCGAAGACGAAGACGGCTTGATTGTGCGCACTATCAATCGCTTTAGCCGCCTGCTGGATGTGTCCCCCGTTACCTATCCAGCCTACCCAGACGCGGGCGCCGCTGCGCGCTCCTTAGAGGCACGCTGCAGCGAGATCAAAGGTCTCGCCCAGCGCGCCATTAACCAGCGCCGCGCCCGCGAGCGCTTCTTAGAAATCATCGGAGCCTGAGGCCAACCATGACACTCGCAGAACTGAAAGCTAAATATAACGCCATCGCAAAAGACATGCGGGCGTTGAACGACACCATTGGTGATAACGACTGGAGCGACGAGCAGCGCACCAGCTGGAAGAAAATGAAAGGCGACCTCGACGCGCTGAACACCAAGATCGAGCGCGAAGAAGAGCTGCGCGATGCCGACAACCGCTTTGCCGAAGAAAACGCCGAAGGGTTTCGTAAGCAAGGTGGCGCTGACGGTGGCGAAAACGGCGATACAAACGGTGCTGGCGCCAATGTAGACGAACAGCGCGCCCAGGCGTTTGATGCCTTTCTACGCCACGGCATGAGCGACATGACGCCAGAGCAGCGCAAGGTGTTGAAAGAAATGCGCGCTCAGGCCACCAACCCGAACGAGAAGGGTGGTTACACCGTTCCAACGGAAATGTTAAGCCGCATTTACGAAGCCATGAAGGATTATGGCGGCCTTGCAGGTGTTTCGCAGATCATGAGCACCGATAGCGGTAACGACATCGAATGGCCCACCAGCGATGGCACCGCAGAAGAAGGCGTGCTGCTGGGTGAGAACCAAGAGGCCACTGAGCAAGATGTCGAATTCGGCATGGAAACCTTAGGAGCCAAGAAGCTGACCTCGCAGGTGATTCGCGTATCCAACGAACTGCTGCAAGATAGCGGCATCGACATTGAAGCGTTTCTCGCTGCACGAATCGGCTCTCGCCTCGGTCGTGGTGAGGCCCGTTACCTCGTCAAGGGAACCGGCGCAGGAACCCCCACGCAGCCAAAAGGCCTTGAGGCGTCAGTCACTCGGGTCACGGATGCGGCAGCCAACACCGAGTTCACCTGGAAAGAGATCAACGGCCTGATTCACTCCGTTGACCCGGCGTATCGCCGCGCCCCAGGTTTCCGTATCGGCATGAATGACAACACGCTGAAAATGGTCACGGAAATGGAAGACCTGCAGGGTCGTCCGCTTTGGCTGCCTGCCGTGGCTGGCGCTGCACCTGCCACCATCCTGAACCAAGCCTACTTCGTGGATCAGGCCATTGCCGATTTAGGAGCTAGCGCCAAGTTCATGTACGCCGGTGACTTCCAGCAATTCGTTATTCGCCGCGTTCGCTACATGGTGCTCAAGCGCCTGGTAGAGCGTTACGCCGAGTTCGACCAAACCGGCTTCCTCGCCTTCCACCGCTTTGACTGTGTGCTGCAAGACGTGGCCGCTATTAAAGCCCTGCGTGGTTCTGCCACTTAACGGAGCCGTTCATGCTCGAGCTGGACATTATCAAGCAACACGTCCGGCTCGAGCCGGACGATACCGAAGACGATGCGCTGCTGGACACGTACGCAACCGCCGCCGCGCGGTACGTTGAAAACCACACTGGCCGCACGCTTTACGCTACGGCGGGTGCCGTACCTGCGGACACGGACGGCAACGTAACCGATGAGCATGCCCTAGTGCTTAACGATGATGTAGTGACCGCCATGCTGCTGTTGATCGGCAACTGGTACGCCCACCGCGAAAGCGTGGTGGAAGGCGCTATGTCAGAGCTTCCCATGGCCGTCAGCGAGCTCATTCAGCCGTACCGCCACTACTTCTTTTAGGAGTTCCCATGGCTACCAAGAAAACCCCGCCTGCTCAGGAACAGCCGCCAGAGCAGGCCGCCGCTAACCCAGCGGAAACGGCAGCACAAACCCAGCCGCCGAAAACGCCAACGCCACCTGCTAAAGCAACTGAATCGAAGAAGGGCACCGCTGGTTGGGTAATGGCCACGCTGAAAACCCGCCACTGTGACGGCGGCGTGTGCAAGGATGCGGGCGAGCAAATGCGCCTTACACGCGGCACCTATGAACGCCTGAAGAAATACGGCCGGGTGGAGTAAATGCAAGCCGGAAAACTCTGCCACCGCGTCACTTTGGAGTGGTGGCAAAAAGGGCAACGCACCGACTCAGGCGCGACCCCAGAAGGGTGGCAGCCTGAGCCAAAACCCCGTTGGGCAGAGGTCGAACAGCTGCGCGGCCGCACGCTCTTCGCCGCGCAGGAAGCCAACGCCGAAACCACCGCCCGCATCCGCATGCGGTACCGAGCAGACATAGCCGCTGCCACCGGCAAAACCCTACGCCTACGCCATGGCGATACTACCTATGAGCTGGAAGGCAGGCCAATCGATCTAGGCGGCAAGCGCGTCGAACTGGAGTTGATGTGTCATGAACTCGTTTGATTGGCAGGTAAGAGGTGTTCACCTGCAAGACATGCAGCGTGAGCTAAAGGCGCTAGAAGACAACATCAAAGAGCGCGCCATCCGGGCGGGCTTGGTGTCGGTCGTCGCGCCCGTCAAGCGCACCGCTAAAAGCCTCGCCCCGGCAGACAGCGGCGACATGGCCCGGGCGATTGGTCACCGCAACATCAACAAACGCCAGCGCAGCCGTTTGGGATTCAAAGCGGGCGAAGTTGGCATTCTGGTAGGCACCAACCGCCGCATTAACGGCCGCTGGCAAGGGCGCAAAGGCATGTGGCAAGAGCGTGGTACCAATCGCATGGACGCTAATCCGTTCCTACTGCCCGCCATGCAACAGTACCAAAGCGGTGTGCCTGGGCGGTTTTACCAAGGGCTTTCCAAATACCTAGACCGGCAGCGTAGCAAAGGGACCATCGCATGATAGACAGCATTATCACCGCACTGACGGGCGCAGGCATCACCGCCGCCCCAAGTAGCGATGCCGACCCCAGCCGTGCGGATACCGTGCCCGGGCTGGTTACGCTGGTGGACCCGGTAGTGAACAGCCACCTATGGCCGCTCAACCTACCAGCGGATGCACCGGCCACCAACGGCGTCTACAACCTGGCAGGGCAGAGCAGCATTGAAGTCGACGGTTACCGCCTGGGGCGTGTGGATACCTACGTGTTAAGCCTGCGTTCACCCACGTTTGACCCACTGCGCACAATGAGCACCCAGCTCATCGAGCGCGTTGCGGCACAAAGCGGCAGCGACGCGTGGGAGATCACCGACGCGGCCACCGACTACGAGTTCGACCAAAACCAATACCGCGCCCACTTCGAGCTGCAAGCCACCAGCATGGCGATGGCCGCTCCGGTGTTGCCCGCCGCGTTTGTCCATCCGGTACAAGCCGCCGCCACGCCCAACGGGCTAGGCACCATGAACGTGCGACAAACCGTGACCGAGCACATCGCCGTGGTGCTGGTGGCCGAGCAGGCCGAAGTGGATGCGCAGCGCCGCGCCATTGAAGCGGCCCTGCTGGGCTTAGAGAACCCGGCGGATGCCGTCGCCCCGCTGGAATACGCAGGCGGGCAGCGCGTGGCGGTCTCCGGCAGCCACGTCTACTGGCGCGAGCTCTACCGCTACGACCGCCTCATTCGTAGCTAACCCAACCACCACCCCATACCCCGCCGCGTGCGGGTTTTTTTACGTCTGGAGGAAACCCCATGCCCAATGCAGGAGGCCGCTACGTCATCCGTAACGGCAAGCGAGTGTTAGAGCACCGCACCAAGCCAACGCCCACTGAGTACGCGAAAGCGCCCGAACCAACACCCGCCACCCCGGCGAAAACGGAAACGGCAGCACCCAAGCCCGCTAAGGCAGCGGCCAAGCAAGAGGTAACCGGCAATGAGTGAAGGGAAATTATGGCGCCGCCTGATCGTCGCGGTTGTTGCTGAAGCCGAGTATGGCGTAACACCAACCGATCTCTCTGAGGCCACACTGATTGAAGTGGTCACGCGTGAAGCGGCAGGCTTCTACGAAGGTGACACCGTAGAACGAGAACGCGTCCGCCAAGGCTTTGGTGCCTTTGAACAGACCAATACCGCGCCGCGTACCTCTCGCCAGATCCGCGTGCCGTATTCAGGCTCAGGCACCAAAGGCGTGCCGCCCTCATTTAGCCTGCTCCTGCGTTGCTGTGCGATGAGCGAAACCATCGACGAAACGGTTGGCGACGAAAAAGTGGTGTATGAACCGGTATCCGAAAGCATGGAATCGGTCTCGTTGCTCTGGTGGGCAGATGGTGAGCTGCAAGTCATGCCCGGTGTGCGTGGCACATGGACCCGCTCAAGCGATGCCAAGGCCTACCCCTACATCCAGTTTGATGTGATGGGCTTGTATCAGCGGCCTACCACTGCCCCGGCCACGGCTGGCACGCTGGCGCCGCAAGCCAAGGAAGTGCCGGTCAACAAGATGAACAGCTCGTTTACTATGGATGGCTTCTTGGCGCGCATGCAGTCGTGTTCGTTTGATATTGGCAACACTGTCGTGCATCGCCACCTAGTGAATTATGAAGGCATCCATGTAACGGATCGCCGGGCAAGTGGCCAGATCAACATCGAAGCGCCGCGCATCGATGAATACAACATTTTCCCGAAGATCGAATCGCACGAGAAAATTGAGCTATCGGCCATGTCGTTCATCCACGGCACCGAAGAGGGCAACATCGTCGAAATGGTGTTCCCGCGCGCTCAGTTATCAGCGCCGCAAGAAAGTGACTCCGATGGCATTACGCACTACCAAATGGATCTGCGCCTGCTGCCTAATGGCAACGATGACGGCGACTTCTCGTTGATCTTCCGCTAACCACTCAGCCCGCAACCACGCCGCTCGTTGAGCGGCGTTCTTATTTGCATCAATCAAAGGAAGCCACCATGTCATTAGTGCTGAAAAAGATTCCCACCACCACCGTTGATGTTCCTGTTCAAGTGCCGGGAGAAGAGAAGCCCGCCACCATTCACGCCACCTGGAAGCTGCACGATTGGGATACCTACCGCGCTACGGTCGAGGCGCAGCAGGCAGGCAAGAAAAACGACGAAGAGCTGCTCGACGATCTGGAAGGCGTGAGCGGCATCAAGGACGAAAACGGCAACGACATGCCGTTCAACAAAGAGCTGGTCGAGCAGCTCATGCAGGCCACCTACATTCGCCGCCCGCTGATCCTCTCCTGGTTCGCTGCCCAAGAAGGCCGCAGCCAGGCCGCTGCAAAAAACTAAGCGGCGCTGGCCAGTGGTGGGCGGGTGCCCGGTCGATCAAAGACCACACCGAGGAAGACGCCAAGGCGTGGGGCATCCAGCGCAACAAGCCCCGCGCTCCCGCGCCGGAAACCTACGGCGTATGGGAGGAACACTGGCCAGCGCTGGAACTGTTTTTAGCGATGCGCACCCAGTGGCGCGTGGTCGCGGGCATGGGTGGAGCCCACCACCAGGGAATTGATTACACCGCCCTGTACGGCCACCCCAAATTTGCACGGCTCGGGTTTGACGAGCAAGACGCGCTGCTGGCGCAAATCCAGCACATCGAAGCGGGTGCGCTCGACGCCCTGAACGACAACCCGATAGACGAAAGCGAAGACCAGCGCCGCATAAGCGACGCTATCGCAGCACAGCACGATCTGCAGGTAACCGCACTGCTGGCCCATTACGAAACGAACACCACGCCCTAGCGCCCGCTGGGGTTTTTTATGCGCCCTTCACACGGCGCACAAGCACAGAGTTCTACGGGATAAGTCTACGGGGTCGGCAGCTAGTGCCAAAACTCTGTGGGCTGTCAGTACCCGTGTGAACGTGGACTTATCACCCTAGAAGGTACTAAATATGAACGCTGTTATTCCGCTTGATTATCAAGGGCATTCTGTTCGCTTCAATCTGGATGGATGGATCAACGCCACCGACATTGCAAAAGTCTTCGGCAAAGAGCCAACCCAGTGGCTACGCCAATCAACGACTGTTGAATACCTGGTAAAGCTGGCAGAGGTTTTGGGAATAAATTCTGTCCCTCAGACAGAATTAAGTAATTTCAAAGAGTTAGATACAGGTTCACGAGCATTTAAGACGCGGGCACTTAAGCTGGCCAAGGCCACAGGGCTGGTGCAAGTGGCGGCTGGCCGCAACGGCGGCACCTGGTTTCACCCTAAGATGGCGGTTCGCTTTGCCCGCTGGCTATCGGTCGATTTTGAAATCTGGTGTGACATGCAGATTGACCGCCTGCTGCGAGGTGAAGAAAGCTTCAGGCAGCAGATCGATGCCGCTATTCTGGCGGCTGAGAAACAAAACGAGAAGGGCAGCAACGCAGGCCGTGAGTTAGCCTTGCACCGCTACCGAATGCCCCCTCTTATAAAGCATCGTGACACTTTGCTTGATCAAGCTCAGATAGCGATTAACTTTGGGGGTCAGTCATGAGCCTAGACTTAAACAGCAAAGAAAGTGTCATTGATTGGATAATGGGCAGCCAAGACGTAACGAAGGGCCTAGTACATTGCGGTAAGCTGCTGGCGCTGTTCAGCAAGGCGCTAGAGCAAGACGGCTGCCACGTTGAGTTCAGCACGTTGACTGACATATTTATCGACCCCATCAACGACTACGAAGAGAGAACCGGCAATAGTGCAGGCGACCCAGACCGCCACCTGATCTACCCCACAATGGTCTACCTGCACTACGCCGACTGGGAAGAAGCGATTGCCAAGCTGCTAGGTGTAAACGTAGATGCGGATATTCAACCCGATTGGAAAGCCCAACACCCGCATGCAGGCGCAGCAATGAAAGCGCTGAGCGCTATTGGCTTGCGGGTGATGTTGTCAGGCTCTAAAGCCTACGAAGCGCAGCACGGTCATTCCATGTTTGAAGTATTCATGGCCTCTTGCGAAACCGGCGAAGACTTCGACCAGAGTAGGGCGCGGCTAACCGCAAAGCGAAAAGGCTTACGCATGACGTAGGTGTGATTTTTTTTTGAGTCTGGCGCATGGATGCGCTATTTTGCAGTCACCATAAGTGTACTCATACGGTAGAAGCCACAGGCGATGAAGCACCTAACGCTCAAGTTACATGGCACAGATCCAGACACGCTGCCGCTGGCAAGCTTGTCGAAGTATCTGAGTTGCCTAGACAAGCTTTACGGCGGCAAAGAGATCAAGTCTCTTGCTGACGTGGAGCAGGGCTGTGCGTGCCTGAAAATCGCTGTTGATGATGCTGATTATGATGAAGCCTTACAGCACATTAGGCAGGCTTCTGAGGGCAAGGCCGCCAAGAGATACATGGACCCGTACAACCAGCTCCTAGGCCAAATTGAAAAAGATGGCTACGAGGGCGAGTTCTACGCGGGTAAGGTTCGGATAGTGCGCTTGCCCACCAAGAAAAGAAGCCCCCGAAGCGAGGCGCTGACCCAAAAGATGGATTGCTCCGTCAAAGGGCGCCTTTATTCAGTAGGTGGTAAAGACGACACCATTCCTATCCGCATAGAGGATCTGGAAGGTAAGGTCGTAATGGGTGAAACAAATCAAACTCTGGCCACTGCATTGGGCAAGGATCTTTTCAAGCACATACATGCGCACGGTGAAGGCGAATGGGAGCAGTCAGAAGTTGGCGGTAGCTGGCAGCTTCGCAGGATTGTGATCAGTAGCTATGAAGTCATCGAGAACCTTGACCCTAAAAGCGCCTTCAACAAGCTAAGGGCGTTGGGTGGCATTAAGCTTCCAAGAGAGAAGGGAGTTCACTCCGACATTCTGGATAATAGGAGCTAACGTGCGGCTAGTCGTTGATGCCAATGTATTGATGCAGATCCTCAAAGTAGGTGGTCGCAACGACTTACCGTGCCCCCGCACGGGCAAGATAGTGGATAATCCAGAAGGCAGAGCCGAGGCCTTGCTCGATCTGATGAACACCAAAGCCGATCGCATATTGATACCGACTCCAGCATTGTCTGAAATTCTTGTCAGGGTAGAGGACCATGAGCTGCATCGTGAGTATCTATCGTTGATCAACAGCATGGCATGTTTTGACCTAATCAGCTTTGATGCGATCAGCGCCATAAACTGCGCACAGCTCGTCAACAATGCAGAACTCAAGCAGTTGAAAGGCGTCGAAGATGACAAGAAAAAGATCAACTTCGATAGGCAAATTATTGCCATGACTCAAGCGCACGGCGGTGACGAGCTTTGGACACATGATAAAAAAATGCTGATGAAGGCCGAAGCGGTTGGCATCGTAGTGAAGTCGCTAGCCGATGTGGCTTCCAATATGAGCCAGATGGAGCTTAAGGAAGAAAGCAGCCCCGGCGAAGTCGTAAACATGGACAGTCGTCGCAAGTAAGAGCCAAACAGTATTCCAATACCCCGCCCCGGCGGGGTTTTTAATGGGCGCTCGCTAAACCCCTGTAATTCCAAACAGGCCCACCGCACCCCTTGGGAAGCACCCGCAACGCCGCCATAATGAACAGGCAGCTTGACGCCTGCGCCGAGTTGGGCCAACATTCCCTTGCCGCTGCAAAATCAGTGGCTCGGGTTTGGCGACCCGGCAAGAGTACAAGGCGCAGCAGGGCGCTTATATCAGCGCTTTTTTTATGCCTGTTATGGCGGGCTGCGTGGGGATACCTTCGGGTATGCCGGTTCCCTTGTACACCGGTTCGCCAACCCTGCGCAGTCCGCCCCCATTCTGAATGGCGACAGATGGTGGCGGTTTCTTGATAAAGTGCAAGGAGCTACACCATGACAGTTCTCACTGCTTCACCTGTTTCTATCAACTTTCACGGCTCAATCATCCCTACGTTCAGCGTTGCAGGGATTGTTCGCGTCGCCGTGAAACCAATTTGCGATGCCATCGGCCTCAACTGGCGGTCACAGTACAACCGCATGCAGCGCCATCCGGTTCTCTCAACCTGCGTCGTCATGATGACGACGCAGCTACCCGGGGAACGTCAGCGTCGCAAAATGCTTACGCTGCCCATGAACAAGCTCAATGGTTGGCTGTTCGGGGTGGACACCACCCGAGTTAAGCCTGAACTGCGCGACAAGTTGGTCGAGTACCAGTCAGAGTGCTTCGATGTTCTCAGCGATTACTGGCAGAAGGGCCAAGCGGTCAACCCGCGCACCGTCACACCTGACGAGCGTGCGGGCCTTCGGGCAGCGGTCACCATGTTGACCACCAAGCGCGGCCTAATGCACAGCGCCGCCTACTCCCTGGTGCACCACCGCTTCAACGTCGAACACATTGACGAGCTAACCCCCGAGCAACTGCAGGAAGCCGTCGAGTACATTCATCGCATGGCGCTGGAAGGCGAGTACCTGGGCAAGCAAGCGCTGCCTGCACCTACGGTAGAAAGCATCGACTACCCGATCACGCGGCCCTGGAACGAATGGCAAGAGCACCACTTGGTAGGCATGGATGCCATGTACTACTCCGACATTCGCCGCCTGATTAAGCAACTGCTGGAAGCCGCCCGCACCGGGGCCACCCTGCAAGTGGGTAGCGTGGCAGGCATCCAAGAAGAGCTAAAAGCGCTCACGCACCTCTGCCAAACACGCGGCATTCAGAAGCGCAAAGCAGAGGAAAAGCTGGCGCATATTGAAAACTTCGTCGGGTCGCTGGCCAAAACCACTGGCTGCCTGCAAAGCACGCTGGCGCAGTAGCCAAACCTAAAGTTGGCTTTAGAAATCATAACGGGAGCCTTACTATGAATGCTCATACCTTGAGAGCAGGAGTAAAGCCGATGGCATCTTATGAAGACCTACAAGAGGCATTAGCCCGTTTCGGCAATGCACAAGAAAAATATTGGTTAGATTTAGAGCGCAAAGCGCGACAAATCCTTGAGGGCCTTGAGCGCTATCTTGGCAAAAGCGGAGAAGTAACAAAGTTTCAAGACAGTGTTGTTCCCTATGTGGCGCTGGGTGAGATAATCGGCGACGACTTCCAGCCAATTAGCTCGCCTAGCAAACTGCCTGCCTTTGACACCACACTAGACTTCGCCATTAGAGTCATAGTCGAAAAATCGACTAGCTCAATTACGAAAGTCGGGATCGTGATTCCCGTTGAAATGAGTAAGGAAGATGGCGAGCTAAAGCTTGAGATGGGGGAGCGAGGGAGCTTACGGCAGCTAGCGGTGCCAGAAGAATTCAACGAGCGACATCAAACGCAGCTCTTCGATGCTATTGCCGACATCATTTTAGACCGATTAAGTGTAAGTAAGTTTGAGTAGCTCAGCCTAGCCAAGCTTAACTAAATGCGCTACGTTCCCTGTTGGGGTGACTCAACGGGGAATTCGTTGTGGCTGAATATTGCAGAGAGTGCTCAATAAGCTACTTAGGGCCAGAAACAGCCAAGTACGCAGGCGGGTTATGCAGAAAGGGCGAAACCACCACAATGCTTTGTGAAGGGTGCGGCGACATTGTCGAAGTTGATCACGAGGGTAGGCGGGTAGATGAGCCGTCATGCCTGAGCGACCTTGCTGCAACTAACAAGCAATCATGGTGGGCAAAATGGTTCAGATTTTAATATTAGTAGTTTTGATAATCATCGCTGTCATCTTGGCACCGTGGCTGATTGGCGTTGCGGCAGCACTGGCCGCCCTTTATGGGCTGCATATTGTTATATTTGGCAGTTTAATGGCCGTAGTGGTCGCTGTTGCGTCATGCCTATTTTTGATCTCTGCGGCTCGTGACTCGAAGGAAGCCAGCAAAGAGGCCGCGCCCATAACGGGCGGCAGGGTCGCGTGCAAAAGCTGCCAAGCTGAAGTGTCTGACCAGCGCTCAACGTGTGATAACTGCGGTGCTCGGCTGTAAGCCGAGAATTCAAAAGATGATAGGATTTTAAATTATCCAAAGTCTGAATGGATATTGGCGGCAGTGATTTTGATAGGCTTTTTAATCTTTATGGGAATCAAATGACATGCTTAAAGTTCGAGTTATCTTGATCTCGCTAGCGATGCTATGCGTGCCAGTCCTTTCGCTGGCTGAGGTGGTTGTCGATAATGAACAGTACGAGCATGACGCCTTGTCCGGAAGCTATAGTGCCGAGTTGACCAACAACTACGACACAGCGATCTCAAAAGTTGATTTTGTGCTTTTAACCTCCACTCCTGGCAGGTCGGTGCCTTGGTCTGAAGGGCATTACGTTGCCCCGATCCCAGGGGGTATTGAGCCGGGCGAGACCTATTTGCTCCGAGGGAGCGGCCCAGCAGAGCTTATTAGAGCCAGCGAGCATGAGGTGAAGGTAAAAATAACTATCACCCGAGCCTACGACGCAGATGGTAATGAAATAAAGTAGCTCCAAACCATTCTAATGGCCCGCCTAGAGCGGGCTTTTTTATGCCCGCAATTTGAGGTGGCCCCATGGCTCAAACCTATAAAACTGGCTTAATCATCACCGGGGATGCCAGTGGTGGCATTCGGGCCATTAAGGCCACGGATGACGAGCTAGGAAAGTTAAATCAACGCTTTGACCGTGGCTCGCGCCGCAGTAAACAGTTTAATCAAAGCGTGAATGCTACTAGCCAGGGGCTTGCTGCCTTACGGCGCGCCGCAGCACCGATTGCAGGTGCTATAGCAGGTATGTTTGCTGCTAATACGCTCCAGGGACAAATCAACTGGGCCGACCAGCTGCAGAAAACCAACCTGCGCATTGGAGCCAGCACAGAAGCGTTGAGCCAGTACAACTACGTCGCCAGCCTTTCCGGCGTCGAGTTCAACCAGCTGACGACGGCATGGCAGCGCCAAACCCGCCGCATTGCCGAAGCCGCTGCAGGCACTGGTGTTGCGGTTGCGGCGCTGGATCGCCTCAACCTTAGCGCCCAAGAGCTAAACCAGCTGGCCCCAGAAGACCAGTTCGAACGCATCGCTGAGGCCATGCAGGGTGTCGAAAGCAGTAGCGAACGCGTGCGCCTAGCCCAGCAGCTTTGGGATAGTGAAGGCGTCAAGTTGGTGCAGATTGTTAATAGCGGCACCGAAGCTATTGAAGCTATGCGTGGAGAGGCGGATGCCCTTGGCCTGACGATTACCCAGCAAACGGCTAACGCCATGGCGGGGTATAATGATGAGGTTGATCGCCTAAAGTTTGCGGCTCAAGGGGTTAGTCAAACCATTGCTGGCGCGTTAATACCTTCGCTTACCAGTGGTCTTCAAGCGACCAACAGGTTTATTTCTGCCCTCCGCTCTGGAGAGCTTGAGGATACAGAACGTGTGCTACGCACAACCGCCGGTGCCGCCACTGGGGTGGCCGCTGCTGTGGGCACTGCAGCGGTCGCTTATGGTGGTTACAGTGTGGCCGCTTGGGCTGCGCACGCCGCGCAGGTGGCGGTAAACCGGGCAATGGCGGCCAACCCATTTATTCTGGCAGCCACGGCGGTAGCGGGCTTGGCGGGGGCGCTGTATGCCTCGAGAGACGCCACGATTGAAATGGGCGATACCAACGCCAGAGTACAAGACTGGCTGCGCGCTTCTTGGCAAGAGACGGCGGGGCAGGTGTCTGGCGCAATGCTGGCCGCCTATGAAGAATCTGGTGATGCTTCCAGTTCATTTTTAGGCCAGGCTGTAGCTGTCTCGGATGGGGTTTGGGAGACCCATCGTGCTCTTATGGGCAACATGGCATCCATCACCCATAGCTCTGTGAATAGCATCATTGCTTACTTCCATACCATCGGCGATGTGATGGCCATCGTAGGAAGCTCTATCTGGCAACAGTTTAGAGATGCTTTCAGTAATACGCTGAGGATTGCTGGAGGATTCTGGCAGGATTTACAGGCCATTTTTGACGGCGATCTTTCTTTCTCGAACTTTAAAAATGCCATGACAGCAGCGATTCAAGCGCCGCTTGAAGGCATGGCTGGCGAAATACGCGCAGCTTTCGATGAAAACTTTAACCGTAATTATCTAGGTGAGCTTGAGACGGCCATCACTGCACCTTTTAGCAGCCTAGGGGAAAGCATCAGC